GATGCAGTATTCAGGGTCTGGGCATTTGCACTGAAAAGGTTAGAAAGTCCCGAAACTGTGAGTTGAGTGACGTTCGCTCCCGTAAACACATTGAGTGACCCCACGTTCCCTGACGTGACATTTGCTGATGTGATATTTAGGGTCTGGGCATTTGCGCTGAAAATATTAGCAAGTCCCGAAACTGTGAGTTGAGTGACGTTCGCGCCCGTAAACACATTGAGTGATCCCACATTTCCAGTAGTGACAATAGCCGAAAAGGCATTAAGAGTTGTAATATTTGCGAATGTTGCAAAAATATTCATGGATGTGAGCGAGTTTGAAACGTATGCATTTCCAAGTATATAAAAAGTTGTTGATAAGCTTGGCGTTAACGTAATCGTGGGACCTACATAAACAGGTCCCAAAAGTGATTGACCCGATATAGAATACATGCGGAACCGCGTCGTTCCGTAATTCACGAGCCAGGAATCTGCGAGAGATTGATTTGCAAGAATCATATTTTGACTTGCATCCTTGGTGAGACTCACGCCATTTCCAGCTCCGATAGAAGTATCTGAAATGTTGATTGCGACGGACGATACCCCGGTTGCCCCAACCTCAAGTTGACTCGATGGGTTGGTCATGTTAAGACCTATCCGACCGGTATTCGTCATCAAGAGAGATCCAGAGTCACTCACAAACTTTACAGGGTTTTGTCCAGAGAGTGCTGTTATGCTTAAAGAGTTTGCCCAGACGTTTCCGGTTGTGACTGAGTTACTCACAACGAGATTACTAAGAGTTCCTACACTTGTGATATTTGGTTGAGCTGGATTCAGGACTGAATCTGCTAAAGGCACATGTCCAACAACATTTGAAGCATTGATATTCGAAAGAGCATACCCGTTTCCGCTGAACGCACCGGCAATGAGTACCCCAGACACTGAAAGGCTTGTTAGGGTTCCCACACTGGTGATGTTTACCTGGGCTGGGTTAGTGACCACGTCTGCAGTGGCAACGGTTCCCGTCACGTTTGCCGCGCGTACATTTGCAATACCAGACCCATCCGATGTTCCCAGGAGACCGTTCACGTAAAGAGTCGTTAGGGTTCCCACACTGGTTATGTTTGGTTGAGACGCCCCGGAAACCACCAGGGCGACATTTGCATTTGCCACGTTACCTACCAGGTTGGATGAATTTAGGTTTGAAATTCCTGAACCGTTTGAGACTACCAAAAGTCCCTGGATATTGAGTCCCGTAAGAGTTCCCACACTGGTGATATTGGGTTGAGCGTTCTGGGTGACCACCTGGGCTGCATAAACAGTCCCATAAATATTTGATGAATTTAGGTTTGAAATTGCTGACCCGTTAGAGATGACTGCTAGACCCTGGACATTTAGGTCAGTGAGCGTACCGACGCTGGTGATGTTGGGCTGGGAGGATGTGGTGACCGATTCCGCAGTTCTCACAGTTCCGCTTATATTTCCGGGATTCAGGTTTGTGATATTGTATCCATCACCCGAAATTTGTCCTGAAACATCCAGGCTGACAAGAGTTCCAAGACTTGTGATATTGGACTGGGTGTTTCCTGAGACTAACAGGGCAACATCGGCATTCGCCACGTTTCCAGTTACAGCCGAACCGGTAATGTTTGAAATCGCCGACCCGTTTGAGGCTATCAAAGGTCCTTGGACATTAAGTCCTATGAGAGTTCCCAGCGCATGTATGTTTGGCTGGAAAGATTGGGAAACCACCAGGGCGAGATTAGCCGATGCAACGTTACCTACCAGGTTTGACGAATTTAGGTTTGAAATTCCTGATCCATTCGAGGCTACCAAAAGACCCTGTATATTGAGTCCCGTGAGAGTTCCCACACTGGTTATGTTTGGTTGGGCAGCTCCTGAGACGACCAGGGCAACATTGGCACTCGCAACGTTACCCACCAAATTTGATGAATTTAGGTTTGAAATTGCAAATCCATTTGAGATGGTTACTTGACCCTGGACTACCAAGTTGGTCAGGACACCCACACTGGTGATGTTTGGCTGGGCAGCTCCCGTAACGACCAGAGCCAGGTTAGCACTCGAGACATTCCCTGTAACACTCGACCCACTGACATTGGAAAGTCCCGCGGCGTTTCCGTATAGATTCGATGCGTAAACAGAGTTCATGTTCGAGGTTCCATAGACGTTCAGGGTATCTAGACCAAAAATAGTGACTGTATTTGCAAAAAGGGTATCCACATTCATGGTCGTGACATTAGCCGTCCCGAGGACATAAAGGTTCGAGCCTGTGGGAGGGTCATTCAGGGTTCCGATAGATACACCGTTAGCGGTTGCAATGTTAAAGAGATAGGTGGGTGTCCACTGGGTCTGAACATTGACGGCGTTTGAAACGCGTCCCCACTGATCGATGATGAGCTGAGGAATATTCGCATCGCCCCCGTAAAGTTGTGCGACAACACCAGTTGTTTCGAGGTAGGCTGAGTTGACTGTTCCTGAGGTGATGTTTGAGGCATTGAGATTTGCTATACCCGATCCGTCTCCTACCAGGAATTGTGCATCAACTTCTATGAATGAAGTTGTTCCTGTAAATGTCGCAGTTCCGTTGCTTGTGAAGGTGGTCACTGTGAGTGTGTTCTGGACCCATACGTTTCCAACACTTGCCCCGTTTCCACCTCCACTGCTTATAACAATATTGACTGGGCTATTCACGACTGTACCTCCGCCTCCGCCACCGCATCCATTTGTGATACTATCACCACCCATGGTTTCTAACTTTTACTGAGATTAAAAGCCAAACGAGTATTAGATGAGCACACTCGGATGGACGTTCGACAATACGCTCGTAGACTATGTGACGGGTTTAGCTCCGACGACCGTCACGACTGGGGCGTACGCTGCTTCAGGTGGAACAATAACGGCTGTAGCTGGCAACCGAATTCACACATTTACAACTGTTGGAACGGACAGCATCACTTTTAGCTCTCCAGGGACGATTCAGCTTCTGGTGGTTGCAGGAGGAGGAGGAGGCGGGGCGACGGGATCGGCGGGTATTTCGGCAGGTGGCGGTGGCGGGGCTGGTGAAGTGGCATACTACGCATCGTATCCCGTGAATGCCGGCACATATACAGTCGTCGTGGGTAACGGTGGTCTCGGGGGGCAAACCACGGGCACAATTGACGGCGCTGACGGTTTTCCGTCAAGTTTCGGAACGCTCCAAGCGAATGGCGGAGGCGGAGGGAGTTCGAACGGAGGGAGCCAAGCTGCGTACCCCGGTGGGTCAGGAGGCGGTGTTGCCCGAGGGTTCAATTCAGTCGGTGGTGCAGCCGTCAAAACAGCAGGCGGACGTGGAAATGCCGGTGGAACCAATACAAGCGCAGCTAACTTTTCAGCTTCTGGTGGTGGCGGTGCCGGTAGTGCCGGTGCAAACGCATCGGCGTCGGGAACGACACCAATTGCTGGGGGATCAGGGTATTCCGTAAGCATATCAGGTGCGGCTGTAACATATGGTGCAGGTGGGACTGGTGGCGCCCGAAGCGGAACATATACCCCTGGAGCTGGAACGACGAATAGAGGTGACGGAGGTGATGGTTACCCAGGTGGTACAGGAGCCGGTGGGAGTGGAGCCAACGGCGGGTCCGGGATCGTCATCATTTCTTATAGCACGGCGTCTTTTGCACCAACCTTCGTTTCGGGTGAGTACCGGAAAGCAATTTACTTTCAAAATTATATCAGTACCGGAACAGTGGGTCCATCAAGTAATGTGTATTATACCGTACCACTGAATTCGAGTACTGGATATACTATCGCGTTTTGGGTTAATTTTAGCGTCGGTGGAATCTTTGCTCAAAGTCCAATAGAGGTTTCCCTTGCAAGTGGCGGGCGTGCGGTGAACATCTATATAGACGCGTCAAATATACTTATAAGTTATGATGGTAACGGGGGTGGAAATATTACAGCAACACCTGCTGTTTCAATTGGTGCATGGAACCATATCGCTCTTGTTATTCAAGGAACAACCAGAATTTTGTATCTTAATGGTGTTAGTTTTTCGGGAACATCGGGATTGACAGGGACACAATCTGGTTTTATTCTCGGGGGTGGCTTATCGAACTATTCAGCCCTGTGTGCTATAGACGACCTCCGTGTTTATAATACGGCTTTGAATTCTACACAGGTTCAGGCTCTATATGCGGCGAACGGTGTTCCTCCTCCCGTTTCTCAATTAAATTTTACTGGAATTTCAGGAGGTGCCGGGAGCGCCTACGGTGCAACGACCCTTCTAACACAGGTTTCACCGGCGAATGCCGTCGTTGGGTACAGTCTGCGTGCTATCAATGCAACTACAGCTGTCGTCGCAAACATTGCTGTCCAGATTGCCCTCCCGTCAATGACATCAGCTGCAACTTCCATAGGGTCAAACTCGTACAGCCAGGCACTCACGTCCTCATTCCCTTCTGGTGGTTCCGGGACTTATATCGCGACCGGGTCATCTCTATATAACAGTACTACCGGACCCGCCTGGCGAGCCTTTGATAACGATACATCAACGTATTGGGAAACAACCGGAAACCAATACTCTGGAACACCTGGGACGGTTTATGGTGGAACGCAAACTACAACTGTCGGAGGAACGGCGTACCCTGGGGAATGGATCCAGATTCAAATGCCTGAAGCTATGGCGCTCGATAGTTATTCCATGTACGGGCGTGTCAGTTACATATATAGAATGCCGTACAATTGGATCGTCGCCGGTTCAAATGACGGAACCACATGGACACAGGTTGATTCTCAATCCGGACAAGGTGGTTGGAGAGGTTATGAACCAAGCACGTACACTGTAAATTCAACAACCCAATACCTGTATTTTAGACTTGTTGTGACTGCCATCGTTGATGGGGCGGGTGCCCAAAATGTGAATCTTGCACAATGGACAATTTATGCGTCGAAATCCTCATGGACGAGGGATGTTTCGGCGGACATTTATGGTAACCTGACAACATCTACTGGACAGGACCTTTTGAGTTATCTCGGGACAGCATCTGGATTCGTCGCGACATGGTACGACCAATCCGGTGCTGGGAACGATGCGTCTCGGAGTATCAGAAGTGGACAACCAATTATACAAAAATCGAGTATAGGTCCTGGTTGGTCCCTTTTATTTGATGGCGCTGCAGACTATCTCACTGGTATGAGCTACACGGTCCTGAACAACACAAACTATTCTTTTTCGCTTATTGAGCGAAGAAATACCGGGGCTGCCATATATGCTATTTCGTCTGGAAATAACACAGCCGACCAGGGATTTCATTTCGGGTATGCCAGCTCGACTATTGTCAGGTTCGGTCAGTACAGCGATGATCTTGATATCAACCCTTACCCTGCATACACATATACTGGGGAACCTCTACACTACTGGGCAGGAACGGAATCCTCGACATCTGGTCGATTTATTTATGAAAATGGAACTGTCTCAGTATCAGACGTGACGAAAACCACGCTCTTGTCATCGGCGTCCGGAAACTTTACTGTTGGAGCTCGTTTATTTGGAGCAATCTATTACTATTCCGGTGAATTATACGAGGTGATTGTTTGGAAACGTGCGCTCTCACAAGCAGAGGCAACCCAAGTCTATAACAATCAGTATGGGTACATTAACGGGAACCCCGGTACTATAATTTTTACTTAGAATTCACAATCGTATGCGTCACCGGTTGACGTGAGAGACGACCTTCGCATGTTCAACACACCCCTGAGTGCCGCCCAAGTCCAGACCATCTATGCGGCGCAGGGTATGCCGAATGGCTCGGGGACAATATATATGAATGGAGTGGGTACTCTTCAGCTCAGTTAAAATTCACAATCAACACTGACTTTCCATTGACCATATGCATCTCCGGTTGACGTGAGAGGTACGAGGTAACGAGCCGAGCTTCCATCAAAGTTCGAGTTATCGAAGCTCAAAGACCCACAGTTGCTCGTTTCAAGTGTCGAAATGACTGTGAATGTGGGCGAGGCTGCAGGGCGCTTTTTGGTGTTCATATAGACCGACCCTCGGAAATAAGCCCCCGAGGTGTTGTACCCACCGGCGCGCGCTACAGACACCTCATAGTACCGTTGACACTCGGCAATGGAGTAATTGTAGAGTTTTCTTTCCCATGGCGTCGCCACCTGTCCCTGTTCAATTTGAACACCCGTAATATTTAAAATAGAATTGAGAGTTCCTGCAAAATTAATTGTTCCACCAGATGGTCCCGTATAGTTCCCGGCAGCCCAGGCACCTGGTGCCGATTGATAAGTGGATCCATTCCAAAGTTCGATACCAAACTCTATACCATCTAGTTGTCCATTGTACCAAGTGCCAGTCGTGTCACCTGGTATAGTTACTGTCGTATATTGCCATGTTGATGCCGAACCGATACTGAATGTGAATGGATAACTCCTTGTATAGTTTCCAGATGAAGTACCCGAATTCCTGACGAAGCCGCCCGCCGTCCCCGTTAGGGAACTGTAGACCCAGAAACTGAGTGTAATTGTCTTGGCGTTTGAAGTTCCGAACATCCAGTCAATTGTATTAACACCCTCTACGACCTGACTCAAAAAGAAGTAGTCGCCAGACCCAACAGCTGTAGTGGTCGTCACCTTCATACCGTAATAGCTCGTGAAATTGACAGGTGAGGCGAAAGCACCGAGATTTTGTCCGACGAGACACCGACCCGAACCGAATATCTCCACCTTCCAGCGATCTATAGGACGCGTGACACCAGCGGCGGGCGTCGATGATGCACCTGAACTCCTTTGATCGATATAAAAGTCTCCGTTGATGACTCGGTTCCTGAACGAAATAGGGTTGGTCGTACTTACAGTTGTTGCAAATATATTGGTGGTTGTAAGAGAATTAGAGGCGTAAATATTGCCTGTGGTATTGAGCGATGTCGCACCCGCCGTACCGCTAAGAATCTGAATCGACCCCTGGAAGGTCCCTCCCGTAAAAGCAGCTCCCGTGAACCCTGTAGAGGCGGTGATGGTCGTACCCGAGTGCACACCTCCGTAAAAGGTTCCTCCCGTGTAGGCAGCTCCCGTAAATCCCGTAGATGCTGTTATAGTGGTTCCTGAGTGCACACCTCCGTAAAAGGTTCCTCCCGTGTAGGCAGCTCCCGTAAATCCCGTAGATGCTGTGATAGTCGACCCTTGGAAGGTTCCTCCCGTGTAGGCAGCTCCCGTAAATCCCGTTGATGCTGTGATGGTTGTTCCCTGGAAGGTTCCTCCCGTGTAGGCAGCTCCTGTAAATCCCGTAGATGCGGTTATTGTCGTACCTGAGTGCACACCTCCATAAAAGGTTCCTCCCGTGTAGGCAGCTCCCGTAAATCCCGTTGATGCGGTTATTGTCGTACCTGAGTGCACACCTCCATAAAAGGTCCCTCCCGTAAAAGCAGCTCCCGTAAATCCCGTAGAGGCTGTGATGGTTGTCCCACTCACAGTCGACCCCTGGAAGGTACCTCCCGTAAAAGCAGCTCCCGTAAATCCCGTAGAGGCTGTGATGGTGGTCCCACTCACGGTATCACCTTGGAACGTTCCACCCGTGATAGACCCAAGATTCGAAGTGCTCGCTACGTTCAAAGTCGTTGAGTTGATAAAGGGAACTGTCAGTGTGCTATAGTTGAAAACAGTGTTAGCAGCATTTGAAGTGAAACCTGCTGTAAAAAGATTAGTGGTTGTAAGTGCGTTTGAGGCAAAAATGTTATTGGTTGCATAGAATGTGGAACCTGTGAAGGCAGTTCCCGTGAATCCCGTACTTGCCGTGATAGTCGACCCTTGGAAGGTCCCTCCCGTATAGGCAGCTCCCGTAAATCCCGTAGAGGCTGTGATAGTTGTACCTGAGTGCACACCTCCATAAAAGGTCCCTCCCGTATAGGCAGCTCCCGTGAATCCCGTACTTGCCGTGATAGTCGTACCGCTCATGGTTGACCCCTGGAAAGTCCCACCCGTGAAGGCAGTTCCTGTGAATCCCGTAGATGCTGTGATAGTTGTCCCACTTAGTGTGGAACCCTGAAAAGTTCCTCCCGTGAAGGCACTTCCCGTGAATCCCGTAGATGCTGTGATAGTTGTCCCACTTAGTGTGGAACCCTGAAAAGTTCCTCCCGTGAAGGCACTTCCCGTGAATCCCGTAGATGCTGTTATTGTCGTACCACTTAGTGTGGAACCCTGGAAAGTTCCTCCCGTGAAGGCACTTCCCGTGAATCCCGTAGATGCTGTGATCGTGGTCCCACTCATAGTTGACCCTTGGAAGGTCCCACCGGTATAGGCAGCTCCCGTGAATCCCGTACTTGCTGTGATAGTGGTCCCACTTAGTGTGGAACCCTGAAAAGTTCCTCCGGTATAGGCAGCTCCCGTGAATCCCGTAGATGCTGTTATTGTCGTACCACTTAGTGTGGAACCCTGGAAAGTTCCTCCCGTGAAGGCACTTCCCGTGAATCCCGTAGATGCTGTGATCGTGGTCCCACTTAGTGTGGAACCCTGGAAAGTTCCTCCCGTGTAGGCAGCTGAGTAAATACCCGTAACGACATTTGCTACTAAAATATTAGCAGTTGCGATATTTGAGGTAACTGATACATTTCCTGTTGTTCCATAAAAGGTCCCTCCCGTGAAGGCAGCTCCCGTGAATCCCGTAGAGGCTGTGATAGTGGTCCCACTCATAGTTGACCCTTGGAAGGTCCCACCGGTATAGGCAGCTCCCGTGAATCCCGTAGATGCTGTTATTGTCGTACCACTTAGTGTGGAACCCTGGAAAGTTCCTCCCGTGAAGGCACTTCCCGTGAACCCCGTAGATGCTGTTATTGTCGTACCACTTAGTGTGGAACCCTGGAAAGTTCCTCCCGTGAAGGCACTTCCCGTGAACCCCGTAGAGGCTGTGATCGTGGTCCCACTTAGTGTGGAACCCTGAAAAGTTCCTCCGGTATAGGCAGCTCCCGTGAATCCCGTGGAGGCTGTGATTGTTGTCCCGCTCATGGTCGACCCTTGGAAGGTTCCTCCCGTAAAGGCGGCTCCCGTGAATCCCGTGGAGGCTGTGATGGTCGTACCCCTAAAAGTCCCTCCCGTGAAGGCAGCTCCCGTGAACCCCGTGGAGGCTGTGATGGTTGTCCCGCTCATGGTCGACCCCTGGAAGGTCCCACCCGTGAAGGCAGCTCCCGTGAATCCCGTAGAGGCTGTGATTGTTCCTCCGCTAGCTGTAGAAACACTGAGATTATCTATAGAAGCCCCCTGAACTACTGTAAAAGCGTACCCAGGACTACTTGCCGTATGGACAGCTACATTCCCGTACCCGTCGATCACCATGGCGAGTTGGGTATGGTCCCAGAATTCGGCGACATTATAGGTCATGTTTGGAAACTCATTCTGGTTCACATAGAGTGCCGTCGTTGTTCCTTGATTCGTAATTGAAAGAGAGTTTGTGACCGTTGTGTTGGTTGCCGTAACTATAAAGTTTCCAGTGACTGTTAAATTTGAAACAAATAAGTTGGCAAAATTGGAAGTATTTGAACTGATTACAGGACCACTCAGTGTTGTTGACCCGCTAACACTGAGAGACGTAAAAGGTTGAATAATATTTGAAGAGTTTATGTTACTTAAAGTGTTCCCGTAAATAAGGGCGCTATTAACAATCCCGAAAGCAAGGTTTGAGGCGTTGATATTGCTGATGGTATTCGGGAGAAGTCCCGTAACGTTCGAAAACTGGAGGTTACTCAAGGTATTCCCGTAAATAAGGGCGCTATTAACAATCCCGAAAGCAAGGTTTGAGGCGTTGATATTGCTGATGGTATTTGGTAAAAGTCCCGTAACATTCGAAAACTGAAGGTTGCTTAGGGTGTTCCCATAAATAAGGGTGCTATTGACAATCCCGAAAGCAAGGTTTGAGGCGTTCAGGTTACTCAAAGTATTTCCCGATACGGTCATAAGACCCGTAATGTTTGAGGCACTAATGTTACTCAGAGTGTTCCCGTAAATAAGGGCGCTATTAACAATTCCGAACGCGAGGTTAGAGGCGTTCAGGTTACTCAGGGTATTTCCAAACACATTCAAAGGCACCGTTCCAACAATATTTGAGGCATTAATGTTACTAAGAGTATTCCCGTAAATAAGGGAGCTATTCACGTGACCGAAATTGATATTAGAAGCGTTTAAATTATAAAGGGCACTCCCGTCTCCAGTCGTTCCACCACCGCCGCCTCCGTCTTCCATGTAAACCGTGACATTTATGGGATTGTTAATAGTTTTAGAACCGGCACTGTCACACATATCTATCTAGCTTTTACTGAGATTATAATGAGTAAACCAAACAGCGCAATTCCTGCAATGATTAACAGCTGTTTCTTTTGGTCATCGCTCCCTGAATCCCACGAGACGGGTTGAGGGAGACTGGGTGGTCTAGTAGGGTCTCCATCGGGAACGCGAACAGTCGTGAAACGTAGGATGAACATGTTGCGTCCAAGATCAATAGCTGGAACAAAATTATTATCAACAAATACGTTCCCGTTATTCGGCTGACGCCATGTGATGGTCAACCTGTCAAGCTTATCTATGCGCGATGGAAACTCCTGGACGATCCGATAATTTGCACCATAAAATTCACTATTGTTCACCACATTTGATGCAGAGTAAACGTTTCCAAAAGCATTTGTAGATGTCTTCACTGGAATAACAGCAAATGAGCCATAAAAAGCGTTTGCGGTCGGGACGGATATATTGTGAATAGCTGACGTGTTCCCACTGTTGGTCGAGTAGGTTTCAGCAATTGTGAGAGCGTCAGCAATGAGCATCCGGGGTGTCCGGAGTTCGGCGATATCCAAAGTCAGATACTGTGAGCTGTACACGTTCGGCAACATTGCCGAGAGAACCTCCACCGTGGTGATATTCTGAATGGGGGTCGTCATGTACAGAGTATATGAATTTGAATTTGGGAAAAGGGTCTGATTCCTATTATTGGAATCAGCATAGACTATGTAGTCCATCTAGTAATTGCTGAGCATTTATTCTCAGTAAAGGCACGTGTTTCTCTTTGCACACGTGAATCGGAGAGTCAAAAACGTTGTTCCTGAAAGAGATGCAAGATCTCCATTCTCTTTGAAAATTGAAACTGTTAGATACTGAACCTGACGAATTGGTTCAATAAATTCAACTTCTGTGTTCCAGTAAGCTGAAACTGTAAAAATAGTTCTTGGATTAACTTGCTCTGTGGGAATACATGCGAGGGATGTACGGAGCTGAGAAACGTTAGATGTTGTATTCGTTGGATTTGGTCCTATATTTGAAGTGACTGGACGCGTCTGTGTGTTACTGCTAAAAGTTGTGATGGCAGTCTGTATAGAAGCTTTGTCGTTAAACTTGGACACGAGCTCGTTTATGTAAAGATATAACGAGGGGGTAGCTGCTAAATTAGAATCCATATTTGCAGAAAGCAATTCAACCTTTACTACATTTCGTAATGGGATATCGATATATCCAACAAACGAATTGTTTGCAGGAGCACCACGAGAATCCACTTTTACAGTGTATGTTTCGTATTGCTCACAAGGAGTATTCATTATTTTATACGTAGCTTATTTTTCCAGCAGAGAACCGCCGACGCCGTCTGCGATAGTGTAGTCGCGCATCTGGTCACGGACCATGGCTGAGCCACCGCACAGCCCACCTGGGGTCAGACCCACGGTATAGTAGTCCGAAGACTCGGAGGGTCCTGGCACACAGTCCAAACGGTCCTTCAGGGCAAAGATGTCGCCATTGGTCTGGCGGGCGGCTGGACCGGCGTTCACGACCAGGGGGGAGGGCTCGTAGCCACTCTTGCCACCCTGGATGACCAGGACCAGGATAGCCACGAGCAGACCAACGATGACGGCGTGGATGAACATTTTTCCAAACTTGATCTTCATTTGTATTTTGTGAATATTATTTTCACGTCCAGACCAACCTCTCCTGAGTTGGACCCTAATTTTAAACGGAAATTAAACTTACTAAATTCTGCGTTAAAGGCAACTGACATACTTTCTCTAAAAGTATCAGGATGGCTGAGGTATCTTTTGAGTCGGGTGGTGGACAAACTATGAATTTGAACGATGATGAGGCGGCTCTGTTGGATGAAATTTCTATTCAGCCTGCTGAGAAGCGAGTTCCCCTGAAAGCCAAGCCTGCACGCCCGAGCCCTTTTTCGAAGCGTGTGGCAGGCGTTGCACATGCTGCTCCAGATGAGGGTCTGGATATGTTTATGAATCCAGGTAAGCGTACGGCGCCTGCACCTCCCCCTGTGGAGGAGTATGACGGTGGCGAGGAAGAGGAGGAGGGTGAGGAGTATGAGCAGCAACAGTACAACAGCGCTGCACAGACCCCGTCTGAGGGGTACAAGACGATCGAGGACGAGAAGGCGGATCTGCTGAACAAAATTAGCCGCCTGATCAAGAAGGGGATTGCATCCAGTGCCCGCCTCACCATCTATAGCGACATCGAGGAGGTTCGCACAGAGTTTAAGCGTATGATGTACGGCATTGAGGTTGATCGGTCTATCAAGTTTCAGCGTCGCATGCTGGTTGCCTGTGTCACCGGTCTGGAGTTCCTGAACGATAAGTTTGACCCATTTGACCTGGAGCTGAATGGTTGGTCCCAGAATATGATGGAGAATGTCGAGGACTACGACGGAGTATTTGAGGAGCTGTACAACAAGTACAAGACTAAGGTGAACGTAGCACCCGAGGTGAAGCTCGTGTTTATGGTTGGTGGTTCAGCAATGATGTTCCACCTGACCAACTCTATGTTCAAGGCGGCTGTGCCCAACGTCTCCCAGGTTATGAAGCAGAACCCAGACCTGATGCGTAACATGGTCGACGCTGTTCAGCGCAGCCAACCTCAGCAGTCTACTGGTTTCGGCTCCCCTGTGAACGATGGTGGGCGTCGCGACATGAAGGGTCCAGGTATGGATTTTGGCTCCCTGATGGGTATGATGGGTCCTCCCCCAGCTATGATGACTCGCGCAGGTAACCACGGTGGCGACGACGAGTCAGTTTCAGACATTGTCTCGATCGATGCAGGCGGCGACCCCGACACCCGCGAGGTGAGCCTCAGCTCAGACAAGAAAAAGCGCGGTCCCAAAGCTAAGAAGAAGGAGGTGTCGATCTAGGGAGAACTTTGTTCTCCCGTCGAGAAGTCCAAATAAATTATTTGTAATAAGTAATGGGATTGGCGTACGCGCCAATTGATGATGAGTGGTCACCCAAGCCACCTGTCTATAAAAAGGATCTCCCACCCATTCAAAAACCAGTTATGGATAACACAGAATGTAATTACATTGTCATGTTTTTCGTAGCTGGGGTGTTTATAATGGGTTTCATAGATTCTCTGCGCAAGTAATATAAAGATGTCAGCTCCAGCACCAGTGCCGGGACCTGCGCCAGCTCCTGCTCAACTCGTGTGTAAATATTGTTCATGTCCTCCTCAGGTAGATCCTGGATGTCCGCCAAATAATGCAGCATGTGCCAACCCATGCCCAGCCCCAGTCCAGGAAGAAGGAGGTATGCCCGTGTGGGCAATTATTCTTTTGATAATTTGTATTATTATAGTTTTGATAGTTGGAATATCATGGGCATCAACTGGAAATCCATTTGCAATGGCTGAACTTTTCACTTTAATGCTACAGTAAGAACATACATTTTCCAGTTTTAACAACAGGCTTTTCTTCACCGACTATTTCAAATCCCCCTTCCCTATAAACCTTGAGTCTCTTGTTGTACATGCTAAAAAATACAGACCACTGGTCAGCAATATCAAAAATCAAAGGATCGTTCAATTTTCCTTTGGTTTCTCTCATAATTCGTCCTATGGACTGCTTGATATCAGACCGCGGGGTTGCTAAGATGACCGTATCAAGTACGGGAATATCTAGACCCTCGTGTGCAAGTTGAAAGGTTGCAATGACCACCTGTTTCTTAGCAGATTCGTTCAAATCAGACTCTTTCATGCCTCCAATGTACAAGCCAGCCTTAGAGCCAATTTTGTTAAGTAAGTCAAAGCAATGTTCACGCCTATCAGACAGTACAAGTACACGCCTATTTTCTTTCAGCGCTTCGTGAACCGTGTTGATGATGAGTACGTTCCTGTCCTCGAGTTCAGTCAAGAGGGTACTCATACCAGCCATGTTAATCTTTCCAAAGCGCGTTACGGGCGGAGCCTCTTTGAAGGCATCACACGCGTATTTCAGTGTTCGAACCTTCGTAGTCCCTTGATTGACCCGCTCGACGCGGAAGAACTCGGGACCGAGAAACCAGTACAGAAGCCGTGTAAGTCCATCCTTCCGTTCTGGTGTAGCTGTAAGTCCAAGCGTAAACCTTGGACAAATTTTGAACATAAATTGTGAAAAGGCGGGAGCTCCTATGTGGTGAGCCTCATCAACGATCAAGAGACCGACCGAGTCAAACACTTTAGATTCAAACTCACGCATACACATGGTCTGAATCAAAGCAATGACGAAATCCTTTTCGATGTCAAACACGTCGCCCTGGACACGTCCGATACTTGCACCTGGACAAAACTCCTTAATTTTATCGACCCACTGGTTTGCTAGGAATTCCTTATGGACCACAATCATGGTCCTGACTTTTAGTTGTGCCGAGAGAGCCAAGGCGACCGTAGTTTTTCCGTAGCCGCACGGGAGTGAGAGAACCCCCCCGCCTTTTTCACGAAAGGCTCTGACTCCTGCATCGAGAGCTTCTGGCTGTCGCGTCGCTTCTCGCAATTTCCCACCAAAATTGATCCCGAGAGCATCAGCAGGAACACGACGTGAGTCGGTGGTGGGCGTCCCGAACCGCTCGCAACCGTAATACTTTGGGACCAAAATGGAACCATCTTTTCCGACGCGAAATACCTTGAAGGAGGGTGATTGAATCCCCAGTGCATTCTCGATAGGTCTTACAGTTAGTTCCTTTTTAATATCAGATGAATTTTGAACTAAAATTGAAAATCCCTGACGGGTCAGGGATCCCATACCCTATTCACTTGTACAGACTTTAAACCTTCTCGGTTATGGAATAGAGTACTTTGTATGGGACGCAGTCCCACATTTTGGTTTCTATGTGAACCTCGACGGTAAGACCCACTTCCATTTCCTGAACGGTTTTGTCTCCCAGAACTTTACACATGATTCGCCCGTAACGATACGGAACCTTGACTCGTCCAATTCCTTCAAGTTCCAGGTACTTTCGCCCGTCCCAATCGTAAAGAGCTCTCTGAATTTTTGTACGAGTCACCATGTCTATTCAAGTAAAAATCTTTTTATATTGTAGATGGCTGAAGGCTGGGATTACGGAGGAGGGAATGATTGGGGCTGGCAACCAGATTACTCATACAGTTATCAGGAACCGGAACCGGCGGGTCCGCCTCCAGGTCAGACGTGCTGGCGTGAAGAAGGGCAGACGTTCTGCGGTGATATAGGACCGCCTCCACCGCCGCCTCCACCGCCACAGGAATATCAACCTCCTCCGTGCGCAGGACCGGGTCAACAGGGAGATCAGTGTTGTCCTGGGTTAACTTCAGTATGGCATCCAGGTGAGTATGACCCAGATTATCCAGATTGGGGTGCATATTATACTTGTGAATGTCCTGGTTCATCTGGGTGCATTGGTGAAAATCAGCCCGTGCCGAGCCCGCCAGGTGGATGCCCGGCGCCCTCATGTTGCGAGCCAATGACAAACCAAGGTGGTGTATGTAAAGTACCACAAGGTACCATAACCGGGACTTACACAACAACATATATGGCATCTGGTCCGGGAGTTGCGTTTGATGTGAAAGAGACATGTAATCACAATAGTACATGCGATAATGGATACCAAGATGTTGGAACATATAATTCACTGTGCTATGAACGAAAACAAAGAGTGGCGTGGGACCCCCCTCCGATAAGCGCTGCCGGAAAGGTGTGCGTCGCACCAAATCCAACAAGTAAGTGTCCAACAAATATCGGACGTGTTGCAAGCGGAAAATATACGTCCGCAACAGGAGGAGCGGCTCAAGGTATTAACAATGTGAGCGGCGTCCGGCTCCAGTGTACTTATTCAAGTATTACAAATCCTTTTGATCAACAAGCTATAAGCGCATTCACTGGAACGGGAGCATCTGATTTGACAACCATACAGAAAGCATGGTGCGATGCTAAAAATTACGCAAATTTGAAAAGCGGTCCATGTGTTGGATTTTACACAAATACTACACACGATTATGACCTTCAACAAGTTATTCGAATTCAACTAGAAAACCCAACTGGGCAATGGGCAAATAATAGCGAATATTTTCAAATTGTTATGCAAGTTGCATCGGGGCAATCTTCAGTTGGAAGTTCTGTAGGGGGAAAACAAGCTGCACAAGCTATGATTATAAATTATTGTGCTGTACAAAATCCAAATGGATGGGCTGATAATGATTCTGTGCGGACGATTATCAACAGTTGGGCGCTTCAAAATTCTCTGGATATAGGGGATGATTGTCGGCATACCGCTGAATCTATTATATTAGATTTTTGTACAAGAAATTCAGGGTCTTCCCATTGTGACTGTTTCAATGCCAATAAATTTGGTACAAATATATTCACCGCGTGTCAAGGAAATACAACAGGTGCATGCACGGACATTAACAACCTTGCATCATCTTTTGCAGTGGCACCCGCCATATTTGCACCCCAGATTGCTACTCTCAAATCGTACATCACCCCTAACTGTGCGGTCGGGGCGTGTGTGAGTGCAGCGACAAGTGCGACATCTGTATATCTTCCACCAAGCCCACTCACTCAACTTAGATGCGATTCATCTATTTCACTGTGCCTTCAGAGCGTTAAAGTGGGTGGAAGCGTTGCACCCGGTGCAACTATTAATCAAAATTGCTCAACGACCATCGGCATCGGCGGAACTGTTCCACGGGATCCGTCAGCTCCCCCACCTTCGAACCAGGGTTTCCAGAATATACAGGCTGTTCAGGCGAACGCAAATGCCCCAGGGGGTGGAACCCTTGCTGCTGTTACATCTCCAGGAGCATCGAGTACTCAAGTAGCTACTACTGGAACTCCCGGGGGAGGTCTCAGTCAGACTGTTACGAGTAATACACCAGTGGGAATTGGGTCAACTGGCGGACCCGTCTCTTACACTTCACCTGCACCGGTGACCGCACCGGCGACGGTACAGCAAACAACTACAGCGGTCTCAGCAGATAATACAAAAGCTGCATTAGCTGTTGGGGGTGGTATTTTGAGTATTTCATTCAGTTTCTTATTTTTAATATTTATTATCGTAATCGCAATGCTTATTTTCGGAGGAAAAGGCAAGCCTGTGGCTCCACCCGTCATTCCATTGGCTGCTTATGGACTTTAAACTTACATAAAAAATTTGTAAGCAACAAAAGCAGCACCCGCGCATGACATGAGTATGAGAAGCATACAGCAAATTGCTGCAATTGTCCCACCTACAGAATCGAACATACTGGCAAAGCTTTCAAACGGTCCCTTGGTTTTGGCAGTTGAATCTTGAGTTACAGTTGTGGAAGTTTTTGTTTCACTATCCATACCTCCGAGTTGCTCCGCAATTTGAGTAACAATATTGGTCGCAAGTACATTTGCACAGAAATTCTGATCTATACGGATAGGAGCATAGCAGCTTCCTTTAATTTTTACAAGACCATTCTGTTGACCCATAACCTCGGATGTCATAGACGCATAAGTCTCGTCCGTGAGTGTCTGGTTTACAATATTCTGAATATTTTGGGTCACGCTTGTGTTTGTGGCGGTCGATGCAGCTCCGCCGAACGTTGAAGAGGTTGCCTGCGCATTTTGGTTTGCAGCGTTTGTGAGATCATTTGTTATATGTGCACGAAGATCAGTGACTGTAGACTTGGCAAGATTCACACCCGTCTGAGACGCTATGTTAATTTTCTGAGAAATATCGATACTACATCCTGGTTTCATATCACCGCCTATGTCTACTTCGGCTGTCTGGAAAGCCAGGACTGATGAACTCGCACTCGAACTGTTTTTTGTAATAAAGTTCGAGGTCGACGATACTAATGAATTAAAAGTTGTGTCAAAACTTGTAGATGCCTGTGCCTCATTCCCGCAAGGCCAGAGAACATCACACATTAATATAGTTTAGCAAAAAATTACTGGCAACAATAATGTTTGCCACACCCGGCACTTATGGCGTTTGGATATGATGACGCCGTCTGTTGACAAGTTAGATTATCAGGAAACAACATAGTTTCATTCGTTTTTGGGCGTACAAAACACGAGCGTCCACCTGAGACTGGGGCGACGGTACAAGGTCCAGGTGCCAGTGCATCAGCAAAGCTCTGACGCTTGAAAAGAAATACGGCAAACAGCACGAGAACGAGAGCTGCGATTATAAAGTCCTCCATTTATATCTTGTAAGATTATAAAATGAACAACTTGGTCATTTATGGTCTGATTGCTCTTCTCGTTATCGTCCTGCTTTACAAGGGCAGAAGCTACTTTGACAGCCCCGCACCCGCACCAGCACCAGCCGCTGGTGCCCCAGCACCCCAGTGGAAGGCGACCATGATCATCAAGCAGGGTGACAATTGCCCAGATTCATCTTGGACCAAGATTGGTGAGGTTATGTGTGCTAAATAGAGACATCAAGCGTAGTTTTAGTACAAATGAAGATCATCTTCTGTCTTCCCGGTCAGACGTATTCCCGTGATTTTCTCCTGGCGTGGACTGAACTGATGATGCAAGCGAGTGCACGTGGACACCAGATTATGGTGGCTCAGAACCTGAACCGTCAGTTGTGCGTATCGGGTGATCCCGAGAAGGGTCCTTTCCAGGGTCAGGATTACGATGCCGTCATGTGGATCGGTCAGGATGTGGTTTTCAAGAGTGAGGATTTCTTCAAAATTCTGGAGAGTCCACACAACGTGACGGCAGGTATCTACATGACTGAGACGCTTCAGAACTTTGATGTTATTCGCAAGTTTTCACCAGATTTTCCAAAGGGCAAGTATCTTCGCCCCGACGATATCGTAGGCGCTGCTCAGTACGTACCAGTTGATTATAGTGGTATGAACTGGATGTTGATTCGTAAGGGTGTCTTTGAGAAGCTCCCTTACCCATACATCTGGTCGACCCAGACTGATGACGAGGAGATGAATTTCTGCAAGACGGTCGATGAGCCTATTCACATTGATACCACAATTCGTATCGGAAATCAGAAGCGAATGATTATTTGAGACCAAACTCGATAACGAGCTCATCCAAGTCTCGGTAATAACGCGCCAAGTCCTTTTTGAAACGTGCATCCTGCTTTGCACCCATTTTGACTAAATATGCTAAATTCGCCTTGCTGTACTTTGTTCGCGTTTGATTATCTGTAGGTTTTCTGGGCATCTGTTTCTTTGCCTTTTTGGGTTCGGACGTTTCAACAGGACGCTTATCGATATATGATAAGGCTTGCATTACCGTGTCTGCCAAGTCATCCTTTTTCTTGTGCGAATCAAAAAATTGAATCCAATCTGCATTCGTGGCATTATCAATAAACTTGCGTGCGCGCTCGATACTCGCTTTCTTCCTTTGTGCGTACTTTGCCTTTCCAGCACCTGCCACGTCGGGGATCTTATGGCGCGCGTCCCAGATAACCACCTGCTTTTCCTTGACTAAAAAATAAGTGTGAAGGAGGTTTTCAATACCCTTCATTCCACGGTTGCGATCGGGTTGTTTCTCGATCAGAACCGTTTGAGCCTCGAGAATCCATGGCTTTTCATTCAAGTGGCGAACCATACACGCGAAAATACCATCGACGTGCATGGGTGGGACACCTGACACGTCCCACCGCTGGATCCGTTTCGTCTTTTGATCTATGAGACACATTGCTAAATTCTTAATTCCACAGTCAATTGAGAGCAGGCTCATCTATTCTTAAAGACTTATCAGGTTTTTAAGTGAATGAGCCAAAGTCCGAAGGAGTTTGTATCCCAGGATTCTACGGACGCAAATCCGAAGGATTTGCTCCTCTGTTGGTGGTGTATGCACGGTTTACCACAGCGACCTTGCATTCACCTGCCTATCAAATATGATGACAAGCTCGACAGGTTTACGTGCTTGGGAAATTTCTGCTCGTGGCCGTGTTCCAAAGCATTTGCGCTCGACATGAATACGTCGAATTCTGGGGAGATTCAGATGTACCTCGCACTTATGCGTAAAAAGGCGTACGGGAGGAGTTTGCCGTGTTGGCCCGCGCCTAAGCGGTGGGCGCTCAAGTGTTTTGGGGGAACTATGAGTATCGAGGAATTCCGCAGTTATGGGGGATTCGTCGAACCTCCTATCGTTCACTGGCCGCACGAAAAGTTGTACGTGCCTATTATAGGTGGGTCAGAAGTCAAGACAACTGTTCAAAATTCAGGCGTTTCAAATACTGGTTCAAAAAAGAAACTCCATGATATCGAAAATTCAACAACTGAAACGAGCACGTTGAAACTTAAGCGAAACAAACCACTGCAGAGATCAGATTCAAAGCTTGAGAATATTTTGGGAATTACGAGGAAGGGTAAGGAGACCCCGACGAGCTAGAGGTGGCAAAAGGTGCGGGACCTGGTGCGGGTGCTGGGGAAGGCATCTGAGTAGCGGGTCCTGGTGCGGGTGCTGGGGTTGCGAAACCGGCTGGGCTTGCCACGCTCGTTCCAGGGCTAGACATTGGGCGAGTCGCTACAGGTCCTGGAGACATAGTCTTCATACCGGGCATTGGTGTGAAATTTGGGTCTGGGAGGGACCCCTGAACCACGGTGTGCTTTCCTGTGTACTTCACGGGTTTATTGATAGAGTCCATGATACTTGGCACCTGTGGAAACTGGGCAAGTCCCACAGCGACGAGCGAATCATCAGCCGTTGCAATATCTGCTGGATCAAGGGGTGCCTGATAGTAAGAAACACGTGGCATCTTATTTACATTAGAGACTATAATCCAGGCAAATATTAACCCCAAAAGCAGTGACAAGAGCCACCTCATTATTATTAGTCGCGAAATTTTAATTTGTGTCTTTGTTTTTGGGTCGGTCTGGATTTCGGGGGACACGGGTCGGTACTCCTGTACCACGTGTCACCGATGTGCGCACGCCACTGAATAGACATTCTATCGAGTGCTTTGCGACACAAGACACACGGGAAAGAGGTACCCAGGACCCCGCTAAACAGAGTCCTCTGAACAACAAAATCCCCGTATTTACGATGAATCCAGTGAGGAAATTTCGAAAGAGGAATACCCTGACGGGAACATTGGAATGTAAATTGTTTTATGAGTTTGCGTTCAGCGCAGCAATGACAATCACTTTGCACGTAGGGCCCATACGGGACACCGGGTCGTGGTACAAACCACGACCGGATACATCTGGTCTACACAGAATACGCGCCCTCCTTTTAAGTCAGACGGTGAAAAATTCGTGTCATGTCAGTGACTAGGGTCAGGCACTCAAAAGAAAGTCAAACTTACATACAGATGCAGCACACGTGTCGCACCTACGCCGGTGGCAAATTTGCCGAGCTCATGGGCGAGGGAGTTATCGCACGCAATTGTGAGCGTTCAGTACTCAACTGGACGTTCAAGAAATTCCCGAGAGATGAGGCGGCATGGGACAACAAACATTTCAGGAGAACCTATCATCAAAAGCTTGTCAATTTGCTCACAGAATTCAAGCGGGAAAAGTCCAAGATGGTGGCGGTATCGCTCAGTACTGCAGGGGACGGCGGGGTCAAGGTGAAGCTCGATGTGATGCCCCAGCTTGTGTGCCGGCTCCAGCGCAAGGAGCTAGAGTCTACAAAGCTGGCGTGGTATCCGCCAGAAGTTTTGGACCCCGATGGTCTTTACTCTCAGGCGATGTTCAAGCTCAAGACAAAGGAGCTTGCGATGGAGGCTGCCAAGGCGAAGCAGGACGAGGACTATGCAGGGATGTTCAAGTGCGGGAAATGCAAGTCGAAAAAGACGACCTACTACCAGATGCAGACCAGGAGCGCGGATGAGCCGATGACCACCTACGTGACCTGCTTGGGGTGCAACAACCGCTGGAAGTGCTGAACGCTTTTTAATGACACCTTTCTTTTATCAGGCTCCCTCAATCGTCTATTTTTTTTGTTGGACAATATTACAAATGTCCCTTTCCCGTTACATCGGTCAGAAGAATGTCCTCGGTCACGCACTGACCGCCACCGAGGTGAAGACCCTCCACATGGTGGAGCCAGGTGTGATGCACTACAAGCTGCGCTCCAAGGGCGGCAAGTTTGTTACCCGCACCTTTAAGCCAGCCGCCACCCCAGTGGTTGTGGCTGAGCTGGAGAAGAAGGTCCGTAAGATTCGCAAGAACTTTGGCACCAAGCGCGGTCCCCGTGCCAAGCTCAGCCCCATCGGTCTGGCTGGCATGAAGATCATGCTGCCCCGTGGTCGCCCACGGAAGGTGCGCCGTCACATTGTGACCCCAGGCAGCGCCATCGGTCTGGCTGGCATGAAGATCATGCTTGCCCGCAAGAAGCGGTCCGACGCTGGCAAGAGCCGCAAGGTGAGCCCCATCGGTCTGGCTGGCATGAAGATCATGCTGCCCCGCGGTCGCCCACGCAAGGTGGTGCGCCGCATCGTGACCCCAGGCAGCGTCATCGGTCTGGCTGGCATGAAGATCATCCCCGCCCGCAAGAAGCGCAGCAACGCCGGCAAGGCTCGCAAGGTGCGCCCAGCTGGTCCAGGACCAGTCATGCGCCGCTACCTGGCAACCATGGCTCGCAAGGAAAAGCTGGCTAAGAAGCGCGCCTCCAAGAAGAGCCCATTTGCCAAGCTGATGGCATCCCTGAATTAAATTATTACTAATTAGTAACAATGAACTGGAACCTCCCCAACCCCCACCTGCGCAAGACCCGCAGCAATTTCGGTAAGAAGCGCGGACCCCGTGTGCAGCGTCTGGTCAGCCCAGGAACTCTGGGTCTGAAGTCGCTGTTCAAGCACGTCAAGGCTGGACCCAAGGTGAGCACCCGCGGCATCGCAGTGCCAACCGGGTTCCTGAACACCAAGCGCCGCGTCATTATGATGACCGGTCAGGGCAAGTACGTCTCCAAGACTGCCAAGGGTGGGGTCGTGTATAACCCCAAGGCAAAGTACCACAAGAGCCCAGGCGGCACCGAGCGTTCCACCAAGTACGTGAAGAACCTCATGGACATTCCCCTGGCTATCCGTCCCAAGTTTGACCGCAAGGAGCGCTCCAACATCCTGAAGAAGCGCGGTACATACGCCGCCCGCGTGCGCGGTGTGCGCGTGCTGCCCGTCAAGCGCGCAGCCTACATAACTGAGATGTTCGAGGGATACCCCGCCAAGCGCGGTCCAGGTCGTCCCCGTAAGGTGCGCACCCCAGGACCCGGACCAGTCATGCGCCGTTTCCTGGCAACCCGTGCACGCAAGGCTAAGCTGGCAAAGAAGCGCGGCGCAAAGAAGTCCCCATTTGCCAAGTTGATGGCTTCCCTGAACTAAGCGCGTAAATATACTTAAAAACATTTAAACTGTCCAAGACATATGACCACACCAGGGTCACTTGTCCGAGTCTGGACAGACGTGGGAGCTCGCAAACCAGTCCCACTTCTGGCTAAAGTTGTTGAAAAGGATGGAATTATTTTGGTTATTAGATATTTATCTGAAAACAAAGAGGATGGAATTTGGCGTTACGAGGATGATACTTATGAAGTGGAGGATTGTCCCGAGACCATTGCCGAATATCTCAAGACTGATGACGAAGAGAATATCGGATTTAAATCTGTTGAAGATGGATTTGTAAAGATGGAGTCGGACGATGATTACGTCCCAGATTCAGACGAGGAGAATGAAGAGTCGGATGAGGAAACCGATGAGGAAACCGAAGAGGAAACTGACGAGGATGATTTTGAAGATGAAGAGGACGAGGACGATGAAGACCAATCAGACTCAGAAGAATCTCTTGGTGAATAATAAATGCAGCAGAACTATACCCTCTGGATCATTGCCCTCTTTGTCATCTGGTTCATGTTTTTCCGTAAAAAGTCAGAGTTTTGCGCTGCATGCGGGGGTGCCAAGGGATCGGCTTAAAAACCAGTCGCACGGAACTGACTTAAAAACTAAAATACTACTTTAATAAATGTCCATCACCAGCAAGTTTATTCAGGCATTTGATTGCAAGAATGAAGTTCACGTGAATTGGCTGTCTCATATGATTGACGTCGCCGAGTCTATGAGTGACCCTTCAGCTCACATTAAACTCGTCGAGGAAGTGAATAAGAACCCTATGAAGATCGTACTTGGTCAGCGCGATGCCCTGGATTGGGCACACATCCATTTTTGCCTGTGTGCAGTATATGCCAAGGCGGTCCTGAGAAATAAGGCGTTTGTTCCAGCTTAAAAAAATCAATTTTTAACATAGAATGGCGGCGTATAAATTCACAAGTAATTATTTTGGAACGTGTGAAATCAAGCTAGCATTAGATGAAAGTGCTAGTAAAATGGCAAATTGGAAAATATTAGAAATAGGGACATTTGAAGGATCATC